GACCAAATATTTGATTTAACGGACTGGGATTTCTCGGCATTTCCCGCTCGGCAAACCATATTCTTTGATCATAAGACACTATTCATTAGTTGGAAGGACGGGCAGATATTCGAGCTAAGCGCGAATCTAACGCAATATGATATCTTCGCGAATGATCCAATAGGGACAGATATTGATCAAATCTATGATATCCCACGTGTTAGAGTGTGTGGAACGTATCGGCCTAAGGATAGACCAGAGAAATTTAAGATCAACCTATTCACTTTTGTCATTGAATCAGGTACGACCTTGCAGGCTTATGATACACCCGTTTGTTTTGGTTATATATTGGACGAAGTTACCAATCAGCCCATTTACACTGAGGATGATTTGCCTATTCTGGTTGAGGGCGGTTACTGCTATTTGAACAAGCCTCGCGTTGATCTGACCATATCCAAAAATGGTGGCATCACTTTCAGCAATACGGTTGCCTATAATCTTAAAGCCACGGGACAGTTTAAAAATCAACCAAGATTTATTAATCTCGGTTATGCGCAACAGATTACTTTCCAATTGCGCTTCTGGGGTCATGGTCGATTTGTAGTTAAAAATGGTACAATGGAAATAGGTAACTAAGATGAATTTCCCCACGTTTAATGTGATTAAATTTGTTGATGATGAAGGTTATTTAACTCCGTCGATGCAAGATTATCACGACGATATGAATCAAACCTTGCGCGGTGGATTAAGTGATAACGGATGGACTGTACCCAATATTACGGGTACTGATCTTGTTGCTATAGCGCCAAGTATGCCCGATGGTACAATGTGGTATGAATCAGACGCTAAGGTTATAGTATTTAAAATTAACGGTGCACTACGGAAAGTGACGACTACACCATATCCATAGAAGGAAGTTTTATATGTCAATTTGGGATGCTTTTAAAAATTATTCACCCACTAACGCAATCGGTGGCGGCCTTTTGAGCGGCTTTTTCGGAGGCGGCGGGGCGAAAAATGCCAATAAATATCTCAATAAAATACCAGGTGTTGGTCATGAAGCTTATGATCCATTTATCAATCAAGGCCGTGAAGCCGGTGGCATTTTAAAAGATCAATACGGTCGTATGCTTGACCCTACCAAGTATATGGACGATATCATGAAAAATTATCAGATGTCGCAAGGCGCTACTTATAAGCGTGACCAGCTTGGTAAAGGCATAGGCAACACAGCGGCGGCGGGTGGTATCGCGGGAACGCCTGAGCATCAGCGTGAATACGGTCAGATGTCGAATGATATTATGTCACAAGATATGGATCAATATTTGCAAAATGCATTAGGCATTAATGACCGTGGCATCCGGGGTGAGGAAGGTTTTTATGACAAAGGCTTTCAAGCGTCCGGTTCCCTCGCTGATATGCTGGCAAACATGTTTGGATCTAAAGCAGGACTTGCCTATAAATCAGGCCAAGATAAAAACGCTCTCATGCAATCTTTAATGAAAATGTTAGCAACAGGTGCCGGTGCTGCAATGGGTGGGCCAGCAGGGGGCGCGGCGGGTGCGGGTATTGGTCAAAGTTTGTTTGGTTAAAGGATTAATTTTATGGCTATACAATTACCTAATTTTTTAAATGCTCCGGCTGCGGATTATTCTGGTCTGTCTGATATATTCCAAAATTACTATGCTGGTAAGAATTTGCCGCGCCAAGATACTATTAATGAATATCAAGCGAAGGGTGCTCCACTTGATTTTCTTATGAAACAAATTCAATCACAATTTGCCAAGCCCAATGCTGAGGCTGCTTTGCAAGGTGCTAGGTTAGGCAATCAAGGTAAATCGTTATCCAATCGACAAGCGCAAATGGCTATTCAAAAACTTCAACAAGAACTCGCTAATGAAGCTAAGTTTAATGCTGCCATGAAAGCCGCACAATCGGGTCAAGGCGGCGGTGCTCCTCCTCCTGATATGGATATGGGCGGCGGCATGGGAATGGGTGGAGGTCAAGGCGGCATGATGCCTAGAGGCGTTAATCCGAACATGATGCCTATGGGTGATAGCTCGCCAAGTATGGGCGCTCAAGATCCTAGTATGATGCCTGAAGCACCTAATATGATGCCAAATGCTCCACCACAGCTAGGTGGTGCTGAAGGTGTGCGTCAACAACAAAACGGCACAGCTTTGCAAAAAGGCTTAATGGAAGTGATGCAACATCAAGCAATGAAAAATCAGGCTATGCCTACTCAATCGCCATTGATGCAGGATCATCCACAAGAAAGTGCGCATGATGCTGAAATGCAAAATCAACCCTTCTCGGATCATCAGCCACAAAGACAAATGCAAGAATTGAACGCCGGTAATCCAGCGGAATATTTTGTTGATAAAATGTGGAATGATCAACCTAATATGCGTCCTTATCTTATAAAAAGAGGTTATAAAGAACCGGATGTTAAGGAAGTTTATGATAAGGCTACCGGTGCAACTAGAGTCACTACAACATGGCCTAGTAAGCGAAAAACAGTAACTATTATACCTCCTATCATTAGTAAAGAAGCATTAGAGGGTGATATTCCTTTAACCAAATCAGTCTTAAATGATGCGGTGAAACAAGTCCGTGGTACGGATGCTGTCATGCCATATATTGATAAGTTAATAGATATGGCAACACCTAGGAAAAGCGCGGGCGGCGTCGTAAATGAAACCCAATTGCCGTACTTTTACCTCCATCCTACTGATGCGGGCGCAGTTTATGAGGGAACTATTGCTGAAGCTAAAGATAAATATCTAAAAGCTACAGGTATCACTTCAACAACTGATAAAGTTCTGGACACAATGGAAAAAGTTTTGTCTCGACATTTTGGAGAAAGCGACAAAGTTTATTTAAACCGATTAAAAACTTTGAGAAAGGAAAAAGAAGAAGAGAGAAAACAAAATGTAAGAATGATTACCAAAGGCTTAAAAAGATATTCTGATTTTGATCAATCACCTTCGGGGCAATCTTATTCATCGAATGAGTGGGAGGTAACCGGTGAAAAATAGAGATACGATTACCATTAGGAATAAAAGAACAGGCGAAGTTAAAACTGTTCCTCGTTCTCAATATGTTGAAGATGAACCAAAACAAGGTTTTGCCGGTATTGGTGAAGATATTAATCAATCGTTACAAAATTTACCTGATGCGGCTGCTGAATTAGTTGCATCCATTCCGGGCGGTATTAATAACGTGGGCAACTATGTAACCCAAAATAACCCACTTAAAACGGCCGGTAACCTGGGCGCGGGCGCTGTTGAAGCCGGTGCTGGACTTGCAAGCTCGCCTCAAGTTTTGGCGCGATATCTCGCTGATAAATTCCCTATGATGGGCAACGCAATGGAACGCGGCAAGTTTCAAGGGAAAGGCATTAACGACCCCACGATTTTTGAGGATTTAATGCGTCTTGAAAAAGAGCATGGACTCGAAGGTAATGAACAAGAAAAAAGCGTTAGAAATGCAGGCGGTTTATTGAGTGGTGCAGGTGTGCTTAAAAAAATTCCTAGCATGCTAGGTCGCACCGGAACATTAGCCGCTGAGCAAGGTGGCCGTGGTGGTGATCCATTACATGCTGCTATTCTAGGTCTATTGGGCGAAGGCTCTACAAAAATTCCGTACGGTAAGGCTCGTGATTTACCGGAAGCTTTAAAAGATGTCATTAAATCGGTTCCTGAAAAAGTCAAACAAATACCTGAAATGACCGCGAACATAGGTCAAGCGATTGGTGAACCGATGAATGCAGCATTCAAAAATGTACCTCAAAAGATGGCTAAAGCTACCGATCATGCAGCCATTCAAGCGCTTGAATCGGCGGCTGAAGCGGCAGAAAAATATCACGTTCCTATTCTTCCTAGGAAGTTGTTAACAAAAGCGGCTGAACTTAAATACGGCACTGATCCCGTGAAGGCTGCAAAAGAAAATTTATTTAGAGATATAGAATCTGAAGATTTGGCAGGCATGACGGATAGGCACGCAGCGTTTAAGTTATTAGGCTTAGACTACGGAACTATTGGCGAATTATTGGGTTCACCTTTCGAAAGCTCCAAACAAGGAAATATTGGTAGAACGCCTAAAGGTAAAAAATTACTTCTAAAGTTGGGCAAAGGACGAATGGAAAGCGAACAAGCTTCTATTAATAAAACCTTAGATGATATCTATAACGACAAAATGCTATCTCCTGAAAAAGATGCAGCATATAGAAATACGATGAATGCGAGAGTGCCAGACGATTTTATTCAAAAATGGTCGGGTGATCCTGTCGTAAAAAAAGCCATGAAAGAATTAGAACATGAATCGGCCTATGAAAAATCATTAGGTAAAAACCCCGATAAAAGCAGTTTTAGATATTGGGATCATATCAAAAAAATTATCGGTGATATGGAAGCAGGAACAGAAAAAGTTAAAGGCACGAAGAAATTTAAAAAATCTGTTTATACTGGCACGCGTAAAGATATGGTTAGAGAAATGGATTTAATTCACCCTCCTTATGCAGGCGCTCGACGAATATCAGAGAGAGAACATATAAGAGATGATATTCAACGATATTTTAATAATAGAGATAAAACGGGCAATAACTTTTATAAATTTTTAAATGATACACAAAAATTTGATACTTTAATGGAAAGATTGGAAGGATTACCACAAGCGCAAGCTAAACTTAAAGCTTGGAAATTAATTGGTAAAGATCTTATACCTGAACATATGACGAATCGAACCGCTTCGGCATTAGAAAAAACTTCCATGACAAGAGCTAGAAACGAAGTCGATGCTATACAAAGAGAGCTAGCAAAGGTACACGGACAAAAGCACGATGTAGCGGAAGTCAAACTTATAACTGACCCTAATTTAATGTATTTAATAGCGGAACATTTGAATAGTAAAAAAGGAACTGAGTAATGCCAACCATTAGCCCGTTATTTATACCATTATTTACGATAAATAAATAATGGCTAATTGTAGCTTTTTAATATCATCGTTAAAATGGCCTATGCCAGCATTACAGCCGTGACATAATAGGCCTCTGACAATATTAGTTTTATGACAATGATCTACACATAGATCTTTTAATTCCTTTCCGTTGGGTTGCAATGAAGTTTCTGTATTTCCACAAATTTTGCATAATCCATTTTGTGAATCATGCATTAATTGATATTGTTCTAGATTAATTCCATATTTTTTAATCATAGAATTTTCACGTGATTTTAAGCGGGTTTTTATTTTATATTTTTCGTATGTTTGTCGATTTTTTATTTTACTGATTCTATTTGCTTTGGATCGACATGATCTGCAATATGGGTGTCTATCAGTTCTTACAGCTTCAGTGAAATTATCTAAGGGTAAACGCTGTTGACATTTCGAACATTTACGATGTGTTATATCGGCTGTAATATCTATTTTTCGATAAAATTTTCCATGAACTTGATATTTTTCAGGATTATTTTTTCTATCTTTTTTAGCGTATTGAAGAGAGCAGTATTTGCAATCAATGCCTTTTCTAGTCTTTCTTATATATACATCACTATAGGTTAAAGCCCCATGTTTTTTGCATATTTTGAATATTTTCATAACATACCCCTCTAGTATTTCTCAATTAGTAACAAAGCCAAACCAGTGAGATTCTGATAGTTCGGGAGCTACCCTAGGCTTTGTAGTGAAACATTTTACATTATAGTATAATCTTTATAAACATTTTTGCTTAAGGAAAAGCGATGCCTATTATCAGTCCTTTGTTCATTCCTTTGTTCACAATTGAAGAGGTGGTGTTAAATAAAGATACAGGCTTGCCATTATCGGGTGGTGTTGTTCGATTCTTTCGAGACGCTCAACGTGTGACACCTAAAGACGTATTCACCATTTCAGGTACTTACCCGTTTTATACGTTTACTGATGTCGGAGCAGTCTTTACGCTTGGGATAGCAGGTGACTTTGTGGACGGATCGGGTAATCCTTTCGTCCCGTATGCCTACCCCTATGATGCGGCGGGTGCTGTCGATCTTTATTATGTCACAGTCGAGAGTGAGGGCGGCATAGCACAATTTACGCGCCAAGCTGTACCTTATATTCCATCCGGTGATATACCACCTGAAGATCGTATAAACACAGAAAACGAATTGAGCAACCCACAATTTGTAGAGGTTAATTTTGCACCCGGCATTACAACACTTAGCTTAACGGGCACTAACACCGTGACACAAGTCGCACCGGGCTGGGATATCATCACAAGCGGCACCGATACGTTGACACTTGAAAGGCTTGAACCAACGGCGGCAAATGTGCCTACTAACCCACCATTCACACTACGTATACAAGCAGGTGCGGGCTTTGGGGCTAGCGTGACACTGCGTCAAAGGCTGCTTAATACAGTTAGCTTACTTCGTGGGGAATTCATTAGTGGCACGTTAACCGCTGCCATACTCGGTGGTGGTGGTAGTGCATTTAGCATGGTCTATGCACCGTCAACAGGCACACCGACAACGATCATTACATCAACTTCTATATCGACCGATGGCGCCTATCACACAATTGTAGGCAATGCAGCTATTCCACAACAGGCCAATCCTGCGGCTAGCACTGGTTACACGGATATTAATATTGTCATCCCTACGTCACGCAATATAGCTATTACCAGCATTCAAATCGTAGGTGTTGCAACAAGTGTGGATGTGCCATTCGATCAACAAACAGCGGATCGACAAAAAGATCATTTATTTCACTATTATGAAAATTCTATACTTACCCAGTCAAAAGAGACTTTATTAACTGGCTGGAATTTCGGTTTAAACCCTTGGCAGTTTAGATCAACTGTTCAATCAAATGTTGCTAATAATACTTATACGGCTGACCAAACTATTTTGGTACAACAAAATTATGTAGCTACGGCGACAGGTAATAATGTTAGCATCGGTCAGGGTCTTCCTTCTGATGAAAATAAAGGTTTAAAAGTCGCAGCAGTCACGGCGGCAAATAAATTTGCAATCATCCAATACATTGATCCAAAGACGATAGCACCCTACTGGGATGAAAATTTATCTTCACTGGTTAAGCAAGTGGCTGTATCAAGTCCAACGCATAATACGTCTGTTAAATTTAAGATGCGCCTTATTTATAGAACTTCATTACCACCCACCATTTCACAAACCGAACCGATTGCATCTTGGACTAACATAGATGGAAGCGATCCAGTCTTTGCGGGTGGATGGACTGCGATAAAACCGTTAAATGATCCTACTTATACAGCTTCACCGAATGTCGAAAATACTTTTTCATTTGATCAATTTCAGATACCGTCAGCGGATGCAGCCGGTAATTCTACCCTCGGCATCGTTTTATATACGACAACAAACATGGTGCAAACTGCGACAGCGGATCAAATTATTTTTAATTCTATTTCATTAGTCCATAATGATTTTGCAATTGAATCATCGGTTGAAACATGGGATGAATCATTACGTAAGTGTCAATTTTATTATGAGAAGTCTTACGATAATGCAACTTTGCCAGGCACAAGCACTGTTACCGGTGATTTAGATAGAGTTATGGGGTCATCGATAACGACAGGGAATGCTTACGCAGCACCTTTTCAGTTTGAATATAATTCGGTTAAACGCGCCATTCCAACGACCACTTTCTATTCAACCGTAGGAACTATCAATAGAGTTTCAGCACAGCTTTGGACAGCCGGTGTGGGTTCGCTCTTAGTGGACACACTCGTTTCAACCTTTTGGGTACTAGCAGAAAGCGGCACAAAAAGCATTGGTTACCTTCCCATATCTGCGGCCGCCATTGCTACCTCCGCACCGAACGATAATGTATCTTCTGTGATACGCTTCCAATTTGTGGCTGACGCAAGACTCGGCATTTAAAAGTTTACTTAAAAGGAATTTAATATGACAAGACAATTTAGAACCGACCAAGAAGTTAAAGGCTTTAATGATTTTGGGCAAATCTATTCTGACCAAATTTACAATGCTACATTGACCGCCGCCACTAACACTACTTTAACAGTGCCAGGCGGTGGCATTATGGGTGCTATGTCTTCCTACAATGGCGCTAATACTAAAAATAAGGTAAGGGCTGTCATTCGCACAAGCGGTGATGTGTGGGTCGCGGTCAATGCAACGGCGGCTGTCCCAGTAGGCGCATCATTTGCCAAGGCTACTTCTGAACTTGTGACCAATGTGCTCGATAAAGCCTATGATGTGAATGTCGGGGATGTTTTGAATTTCTTTTCAAAAGCAGGTACAACCCCAAGCATCAGCGTAGCGTTTTATGCAATGCCTAGCTAATGACTAGCTAGTTTTATTAAGTGAATAAAGGGATTTAACATGGCTGCTTTAGATTCTCATTTTAGTACGTTCATTAATGGTGGCGACCTTATACCCGGTGATACCGTTGTAGGTCTGCGTAATGGTTTAAATACAAAGTTTAATAATACGGGTGGTGTAGGTACTTTCTTACCTCTCGCCGGTGGTACGATGTCCGGCACCATTGATATGGATGGAAACGCCATAATCAATTTGCCAGCACCCAGTAACCCTTTAGACGCAAGTAACAAAGCCTATGTCGATAGTGCAATTAGCGGCGTTAATCCGTTAACAACCAAAGGCGATTTATTCACTTTTTCAACGGCTAATGCTCGCCTGGCTGTTGGCACCGTGAATGGTCAGATGTTACAAGTTAACTCCGCTACAGCTACGGGTTTAGCTTGGTCAACGGCCAGTTATCCAACGGTTGCAACAAGTACAGGTAGTTTCATCTATGCAAACGGCACGAATTTTGTGGCATCTACTTCGCTATGGCCTAACACGGTGGGCAGTGCTGGAAAAATGATACGTTCAGATGGAACGATAAATGCCTACAGCACAGCAACTTTTGCTGATACCTATGCAATTAATACACTACTCTATAATGCATCGGCCAATACTGTTACAGGACTTGCTAGCGCCGCTGATAGTGTCCTCATTACATCGGCTGGTTCAGTGCCAAGCCTTTCGCAGACTTTGCCAACGGCAGTTCAAGACAATATCACACGCTTAGGCGCTCAAGCTGAAGCGTTGAATATGAATACGCAGCTTATTAATAACGTAGTTGACCCTGTAAGTGCGCAAGATGCGGCCACAAAGCGGTATGTAGATCAAACTGCGCTCAATGGAACGAGCGTTTACGCGGCCTCTGCTGCTTCTTTGGGCACTGTCACACAGTCAGGCGCGGGTGTTGGAGCAACCCTTACTAATGCGGGTGTACAAGCCACTTTTGCGCTCGATGGGGTAACCCCACCGGTTGGCGCGGATGTTCTTATTAAAGATACTGCGGTAGGAATGGTGGCCGCAAATGAGGGAATTTATACCATTTCAAATGCGGGTAGTGGTGCAACAAATTGGGTGCTAACCCGCGCAACGACTTATGATACGCCTACTGAAATCAATCAAACTGGCCTAATACTTATTCGAAATGGCTCAACGTTAGCCGGACAAGCTTGGTATAACGCAGCTACGATTGTCACTGTTGACACGACAGCGTTCAGCTATTCGCAATTCGGAAACATTATATTTCCTCTGACCTTATCACAGGGTGGCACAAATGCATCACTCGTCGCATCTAACGGCGGCATAGTCTATTCGACAGCGACAGCAATGGCGATTCTTGCGGGTACAGCAACGGCAGGGCAAATGCTACGCTCTGGCGCAAGTTCCGCACCTAGTTGGTCAACAGCTACATTCCCTGCAACAGCTACAGGCACAGGAACAATATTAAGGGCAGATGGAACTAATTGGGTCGCTACAACTGCTACCTTTGCAAATACCTATGGCGCAAGTGAATTGCTTTATAGTAATGGCGCTAATACGGTAGCAGGTCTTACGGTCGGCATTGATTCTGTCTTAATTTCAAGCCATACCGGTGTTCCTTCCTGGTTAGCTAATCCGGCGGCTACAGGTAGATATTTACAGTCGAACTCGGGCGCACCTTGTACATGGTCTAGCTTTGTTCCGGCTTCAAGCGGTGCAAACTCTGACATTACATCCATGACGGGATTAACAGGAACTCTTCGAGCTCCTACAGGTGTTACAAGCAGCGCAGGATTGCCATTATTAGGATTTACCTACACCGCGAGTGCAGTTAATTATTTCCAATTTTTAAATAATACGACTGGTAGCAATCCAGCGATAACCGCGCAAGGTTCAGATTCTGACATCACCATGCAGATTAACGGCAAAGGAACAGGTGGCGTTTATCTGATGGGCGTAAGCACAAATAGCAGCGCTGTTGCGGGTCAAGTTGGAGAATACAAATCAACTACGGTTGCAACTGGCAGCGCTGTTTCAGTAACAACAGATACAGCAACTAATGTCGCCACGCTATCATTAGAGGCCGGTGATTGGGATGTGCGCGGCGTGGTCGTCACGAAACCAGCGGCAGGAACAACAACAACGGCTTATTTATCTTGGATTAGTACCACTTCGGCGGCTTTACCGGCAACATTAGAAAATCAGGGTTCTATGTCCATTCTCAATGCGACTGTTCCAGCGAATGCGCCGATAGCCTTACCTTGTGGAATGATTAGAATATCACTAGCTGCTACTACAACCGTTTATTTATCTACCTATTTAACATTCGCAGTATCGACAATGGGTGCTTATGGATTTATAGGCGCAAGACGCGTCAGGTAAAAAAAAGCCCGCTTTCACGGGCTTCATTTACTATTCTAATGGCGGTGACTCGATAGGTTCACATTTTAATTCTGGTTCGGTAGGTTCAGGCGGCGTTTCGACTGGTGGTGCTACAAATTGAATATGCGAGATAGCCTCTCTAATCCAAAAATAAAACTCATCAGCCCGAGTGAATCCATTCATTTTCATTTGAGTAGCTAAAGGCATGGATTGAACGAATCTTACTAATTGAGTGTATTTGAGTTGGAACTCTTCAAATAATTCTTGTTTCATAAGATTGTGTTTATCGAGATCCGCTTTTTTTACTTCAGTCATATATCATCCTAATATTGAGGTTTTTTGGAGGGTTTAGATTTTTTGGAGGCTTTGCGTTTTTCGGAGTAACTTGCTGCTAATGCTTGTTTAATGGGATGGCCACTTTTGACCATTTCAGAGACATTTGTTTCGAAAACTTGCTTTGATTTACCTTTTTTTAACGGCATACGATTTTCCTTTATCGCAGACAAATTTGCTATAATATAGCTTTACATTCATGGATTTTATTAATAAGGAATATTAACATGGCAGTTTTAGAATTAGTACGAATTAATGTGGGTCAGGTAGGTATTAAACCTGGTTCCGTTAAAATGGTGACTACAGATAACTTAGCGACTATCACGGCGGCAGGTTATCTCAACGGCGTAGGACTTCAGATCACCCCGCAACTTCAATTAGCCCCCTCCGATGTTATCGAATGTTTATATAGCTATAACAGCATAACCGACGTTGGTACTCTCGCTTATTTCATGCCTAGCATCAGTAACGGTGTCATTACGCTTGATATATGGGAAAATCCAGGCAACGTATTGCTACCTGTCATTGCAAATCATATCGCAGTTTTCAATGGTACATCTGGACAGATTACCGACGATGCGGCGACCGCAATCAACGGTGGAAATATACAGGCTGGATTATCTGGTACAGCGGGTTATTTTGCATCCTTCCCCGCAACGGCAGCACGCGGAAGTTTACGATTAGTCGCGGCTAATAGTGTTGGCGATACCGTGACACAAATCACTAATGCATCCCAAGCGGCTGCACGCATATATACGATTCCTGATGGCGGCCAATCGGCTAGCAGCTTCTTATTAACAGACAGTGCAGGAACTCAAACCATTGCAACGGGTTCACTCGCTTTAACATTAGGAAGCTTGACCGTAGCTGCTGGTAACATTGCCGCAACTCTCGGTTCTGTAGCGGCTGGTACAACTGTCACAGGTGGTACAGGCGTCGTTGCTACAACGGGTAACGTTGTCGCTTCAGCGGGTAACGTTATAGCGGGTGCGGCTGCTGCTGCGGGTAGCGTAACTTCTTTTGCAGGCACAGGCGCTAATGAATTCATTAGACTTGCTGCGATTAATAACGCCGGTGGTGACTTTAGCGTAACCATTAGCAACGCCTCATCGATCGGTCAAAGTCAAACAGTAAGCGTGCCTGATGCAGGTGCGGCGGCTGCTAACTTCCTGTTAGATGCGGGTGCAGCTAATATTCTTGCTAAACAGCAATTCGTGGGCATTCAAAGTGTTCTATTATTTGGAACAGGAACATGGACAACGACACGTGTTGCTCAAGGCAATTATGTTAAGCGACACACCCCAGGTGATGAAACCAGTATCATAGGTATTGATATCACCCCAGCGATTCGTGTAGCTGCTTCAAAGGGCTTTAGATTAGACAGCTTTGATGTGATCTATGCCATTGCTGCCAATGCTCTCGATGCTCATTCTGTAACATTAGATCGAATTGCCTACGCGAATAACGTAGCAGTAAGCGTCACATCCATAGCAATCACCGCAACACTTGCAACAGCGACCCAAGCAAATCCTTACGTTACAAATGCGACTGTCAATACACCTGCTTTTGACATTACCGCTGACAGTAAATACATCATTGAAGTGACAGTTAATAATGCCGCTGCTTCAGAATATGATTACTACGGTATTATGCTGCGATTTTCAGAAACCATCGGTTAATCTTTATAGATGCACGCCTGGAGAAATTCAGGCGTTTTTTTTAAAAATGCGATCTATCTCTAGTCAATACATGCATACCACTTTCACTTACAACTATTCCCTCGTAAGTATAATAGGCTTGTTTTAACCATCTTAAGTATGAACGATATGCGTTTAGGTTTTTCTTGAGTAATTCTTTTTTCATTTAGCCTATCGCCTTAAATTCTTCATTCGGAATTTTGCAATGATAGGAATCACCTTCTTGTAATACGTAGCCTTTGGAATGCAGTATTAATAATCCATTATGAATATCATAGTGATAATCGTTCGATTCAACATTAAGGTCTTTCAATACTTCTTTTGCACTTTCTACTGAACCATCATAAGTTTTTACTCGAACTCGTTCTATTTCTATATCATCCATGTGTATTCCTCATATAATAAGGTGGCAGTAGGTGGGATTTGTACCCACTGTGAGCTTGGCCACATCCCTACCCTATAGTAGAATCAGATAGGGCAGATTATGCTTTCTACGGAAGCATATTACATCTGTTGCCAGTGATAGAAGCTAATTACTCCCGTGGGCTCTTGATCTATATAAACCTCACCACTAGGTAATTTTATATCACCCTTTTGCCATACTCCATTTGTATGGGTTTGTTCTCACAACTTAAGATGCCTACATTTGCATGTCTAACCACGCGGCTACTGCCATAAACTGGCGGCCTAATATCTCTATACACAGCCTACCCTCGGTAACAAACCGAGCGGGACGTATAAAGACAATAGGCCATAAACTAAAAATACTTTTTAAAGAAATCATCATACATTAAAAACAATTGTTCGTCGTCAAAACTCATACCTTCACCGGTTTCGCTTTTCATGAACCAACCGCCGCTATGCGGATCTCTTAATACTTGTACTTCGTAGAATTTATTTTCTGTCGGATGTTTTATAGTTATTATCATTTATTGTTTTTAATCCTTTTTGCATGTCCATTTGAATGGATTATATTTTTATACTATATCTATACTGTTAAAGTGAACGCACTGGTCAAGTAAATGGCCTTGATACATAATTGTGGTGAGACTTTTTGTTTTGTAATGGCCGCGCTTTGGAAATCCAGCAAGTTTTTCTATGGTCACTTCACCATAATGTAAGGTTTGTCCAGGCGCTATGCTGAAATGGTGTTCTTGATGGGCATTAGGCGTATATGGGGCTTCGCTGTAATCAAGCGGCATTTCGCGCATTCTTGGATACTGGATCTGGTTATCAAAGTACACATCGTAAGTTAGCGTTTGCTGGCTTTTATTGATAATCGTCACACCATGCGTAGATGAAACGCTAGTCCATCCAGGTGTCGATTGTTTCCAAACATCACTACAATAAGCTTTAACTAGAGGATCTTTTGCCTGAGCTAACGGTGTTAATCCTAATACTAATGCGCCCATTGCTGAGATGAGCATAATATTTTTAATTCTACGCACTTAATAATTCCCTTGATCTTGTGAAGATTCGCGGAAGGATAGTTTATAACATACCGGCTTTGCAAGTGATTTTATTCATAATAAGAGTTTTTTTATATTAGTAACTTCTAGTGGCGCACCATTTGTTTCGCCAAAAAATTCTATTTTTGGTTGTTTATTACACAAAATAGCATATTGCAATTCTGTTTTTAATCCTGCAATAATTGTTTCACTTGCTTTAGATAAAGCGTGTAGATGATTATAATCTATTTTACCATTGTCAAAGCTTTCGAAAGCATCAAGCATTCTTTCTCTTAACATTTTTATACTATTAATCTTGGTCATTAAATATCCTTCCCAAACGTTTAACTTTTATTAATATTCTTTTAATATCGACCATTTCTTGCGGGATATCTGTTGGTTTTAATCCCTGATTTTCCGTTAAGATTCGTCTTATATAAGTGTCATTCAATTCTTGACGGTATATTTTTTGTTTATTATTGCACTGTAATCTAAAATGTTCTGGATTATTCGCATATGTTTGTCGTCTCTTAGCTAGTTTTTCAGGCTGCTTTCTCTTCTCGGTTATTCTATCTTTATTTTCAAGCCAGAAAATACGATCCTTTTCTTTCCTATTTTTAATCCATTCAGAATCTTGACTTTTTCTAGCTTGATATCGTGCGTTTTTTTCTTTGATACACATCTTACACCGGCGTAATATCTTATTTTTGTACGGCCAAACTTTTATATCATTTTCGGTTAAATTTCCATGATGTTTGCAAAATTTTACAACATCTATCATGATGTCGCCTTTTCCCACAGTTTGTCTAAAGTTTCTTTTTGTGCGTCGGTAAGCGATCCTTTTTTTCGATATCTATGCTCAATATCGCCTAAAAAATCCACTTCCCAATCATTAAGTTTTTTGTATCTATTTTGACAATCGTTTATTAATGTTAAAATTTCGTCATCCATTTATAACAGTTCCCTTTCAAGTGTTTCCATATAAGCATCAAATATTTTTCGTGCTGTTGTTAAGAAGGGTATTACTTGTTCTTTTTCAGCTAATAATTTGCCTAAATCCCGAACCATTGATCCGGCATACCCTATTGAAGCATCTCTTAAGATAACAAATTGATCATGGGTTATATTCCCCTTGAAATTTCCGCGAGCAAAATAATCGGTTGTAGAATTCAATTGCTGTATTAATTCTACAATTAACTTTTCTTCTTTGGTGGTAGGATTTTTTACATGGAATTTGGGTAAATCTGTCATTATTCAACCTCTGGCTTTCTAAAAGTTAATGTATGCTCATCAATATGGTAATGCTCAACAAGTTGAACAAAGCATGTCGAATAATTACAAAATGTAGGCGTATCTTTTATAGGTTCTAATTGTTTAATTGTATCCTCTAAATACCAACGTGCTTTTTTAAGCCCTTCTAAACCATCTTTGTCTTTGTAACGCCATAAATATTTAATAATATTACCGATGTTAAATGACATATAACGAGTAACATCTATACATTCAATTCTTCGGCCACAGGCACAATGTGCTGGTGAATTGTTATAATGAGGTGGAGAATTAACCATATCTATTTCTTTTTTTTCCATACCTTGTATTTATTCCTTACATCACGGGTGGTTCTTCTATATAGATGCCTAATGCTTCTAGTTTTTTACGTTCAATATTTGCTAATTTTCGGTATTGATTAACCTTATACATTAAATAGGTTATCTGAATCAACAAAATGATAACTGTTAGCATTAAGCCTATAAATATGAGGGTTTTAAATATCATCATGCTTTTATATCTCGGCATAATTGTTCAATATGTTTTAAAGAATCATTCTGTATTTTCGTAAGAGTACCTAAATAAATTACACAACCCGTTAAAATAATACAATTAATGATCATGCAGATACCGGCGACAAGTAGATTTCTAGATGTGTAAAATTCTTTCATCTAAGGATTCCTTTTTTCGTTTAACAAATTTTGCATAGCACTCAGAGCTACAAAAGTGATTCTTTTTTCTTTTGTATTGTGATCTTTTTTGATGGGTGACTTGATCACAAAAATCGCAATTAAATTTTACACGTCCTTTTGGTAGATTATTATTCATTTTTATTGCCGTTGAATTGCTTGATTTTGTTTTTTTCATAATTAATTTTTGCCATTTTTTTTCTCTTTTCTAAATTATTTACCCTATATTTTTCTTGAGAAGCAATGTAAGCATCTCTTTTGCAATTCTCACAAAAGGGGCGTCCTAGTTTTTTTGCTAATACTTCTTTCCCGCATTTAAAACAATTTTTAATAACTTCAGTAATTCTAGCTATTTCACGTGGTAAACTATTGAATCTTTTACGCTGATGATTAGTATTACAAATCTGGCATCGTCTCAAACCATTAATGTAAGGATGCCCATTGATACAGTGAGTTTTAAAAGGTTTTTTCAATCCATGTTTTTTCACATATTTTTCGATTGTTACTTCATGCAGATTAAATAATGCTCCGATTTCTTTATGTGTTTTATTTAATCCTTTTAATCTAGCAATCTCATCAACAAAAAATTTATTCTTAGGTAAAAAACTATGTTTTGCTTGTACTTCATAAGGTAAAGCACAAACTAAATCATATTCTTTCAAAGCAAAATCAACATTCTCTTTTCTGAATATTCTATATTGGCTTATCGATGGAATCTGATGATGATATTTGTCTATTATGTCATAAGGATGCAATTGTTCTTTTTTCGCTAATTCTAAAATGTTGAAATAATCATCATTAGTCCAATATTCATAAGTAGATTTTTCTCTATTAAATTTTAAATTTCTTTTGCTAATAAGTTTAGTTTTTGAAACATTTGTGATAGATACTGATTTTCTAAACGGCTGAAATCTTTGGTTTTTAGCTTTACTTTGCATGTATTTAAGTTGTTCTTCGTTTGGTGGTTGCCATATACCTGTTTCTAACATTTTTAGAGCATTCTCTCTTATCAGTCTACTTGTATTTTCTCCAGATAATCCTCTTAGATAAGGTAAGCCATATTGTTCTTTATATGCTTCAACGTTTGTTCCATGTATCCCAAGATGCGAACATAAAGACTTAAAACTTCTACCGCATAATAAACATATAATTTTGTCTCCAGACAAATATAAATCTATTTCTTCTTTTGTTTGAAAAACTTTTTCTATTGGGTAACCAGGCATCACCTTGCGTCTATTGCGATTCTTCCATTCATTAATTTTTTGTTGTTTGCTCATCAACCCACTATTATGAGGAATTTTACCTGTTAATTCATAACTCATAAGTGCCTCTTTGATGATTTGAATATTTTCGATCTTTTTTGAGCAACATGATTACCATTAATTTTATGAGTTTCATATTCATAATTTAAACGTTGATATTCTTTATCATATACTGGTTTTATGCCAGTCAATTGAGTAGCTAAATCTTGTAATTCCTTTATTTTCTCAAGTTTCACAAAATCCTCCATGATAACTATTCTATGTATAAATACTGTAGTTTATTACGTAATATGGAATATTACGGTATTTTCAGTTATTCGGGATTACCGAATAACTCATTTCTGACTAGCGATAATGTTTCTTATGTATAGTTAGAAACAATTCGTCACAATTCAATTTCATAGTGATACCATTTTAATCTTCCCTAACATTTGGTTTCCTTTTGTCGATATTCTGAAACGGTTTCCCAGCGATTTTCTTTATGCCGCCTTTATGTTCATCATGATTCAATGCTGGCATGTCGAGATATAATCTCAATCCGTGGTGAACTTCTTCGAATAAGTCTCTGCCTGAATGTTCAGCATCAGGAAATTTTTTGCCGACTATGCAACTAAAATTAAATAGATGACAAAATAAATGAGATGATATTGTATTTAAAAAAGTCATAGCACCTGAGTAGCCAAGATCGCCAACTTTTTCATCTTCATGAAACAATTTTTTACATTGTTCGATGATATCATTGGCTTGTGTTTGTGCTATTTTTTTAGCTAAGCCTTGGATGTATATATATAAATGGGGCAAATCATTATCGTGAACTACTTTCATTTTTGTTATTCCATTTGTAGCATTTTATTATGATAAGCTTCATTAAATAAATCGAATAATTCGACGGTTGTAACAAAACGTACACCATATTTACTGTTCAGTACGATTTGATTATTTTCAGCTATTAGGCAAAAATATTCGGTTTCTTGCTCATTATAAAATTTTAAAGTTATTTTCATTAATGTTCCGTATTATGATCGCAGGAAGTTTTTTTAAAGCTATCAGCATGATTAATAATCTCTGTAAAATTATCTTTTGCTAGAGAAATGCATTCAATGAGTTTATGGATTTGCTGTGTAATGCTTTCGATAGCGTCACACTGGCCTTTAAAATAGTCTTTGACTGAAGCACGCGAATGCTCACAGTCAAAAGCACCATCGTTTTTAAGGTTATCAAGTAAGTGTTCAATTTCACATTCTGTTGTCATAGTGTTCGCTCTCTGTTCCTTCGTCTTAAATCATCGTCATACCATTCTTGGTATTCTGATACCGGTTCTATGGGTTCAGGGTTTTCATAATAATCATTATCTTCGATGGCTCTCGTGTTCATAAGGGGTCATCTCCGGCATAAAATTTACCCGCACTTTCATAGCCTAGATTGCATTCGTGAATGTAAGCGCCTTTAAATTGGCTTGCAAATTTTCTGGCATCGTCTAGGCTTTTAAAAGCATGTTTTAAATATGGTTTTTTTTTGTCGTTAGGATTCATTCCATAAACGACAAAAACAATTTGTTTTTCTTCCATGTGCATTCCTGTTAAATCTGTGTCGGCTTCATGACAGTTTCCCATATTGCCTCATTCCTTTTTTGCAACTCTATAATCTGAAAAGATTGAAAGTTGACTTGTAATTGAAAATCACTTTTCATGCGTTCCATGCTTTCTTCTATTTTACGCTGTCTCACTCTAAGATCGGTCATAAGTTCATAAGTAGACTTAGCGTGATCTTTCAAAATAACAATTTGATTACAAATTTCTTCTATAGCTTCAGAAATTGTTTTTGCTAATTTCTCTACTGACATTGAAATCCTTATTATTGTGTGCAAACCGTGTTACACGTATTTGATCCGGCAATTTCTGTACAGTAAGTGTTGCAATTTTGTTGAGTTTGCTTCGTATAATCTGTATATGCGAAAGCGGATGTTGAAGCGATTAATAATACTATTGATAATAGTTTTTTCATTGTGTTACTCCTCGTTGGTTGTGTTAAATCTCATTTTCTTTTAAAGCATATTCTCTGACTATATAATATAAATTTTTAGCTATCATTTCTTCGGATATATTTTTATTAACAATTGCTGTAGCTGTTAATTCGTTATTGTTGCAATGAGGTGGTAGTTCAAATCGTTTTTCTAACCAACGAATATCTTTTATTATTTGATTCAATTGTTCTATGATCATTTTTAATTCCGACACATTAATATAAAAAACAGTATTAAAGACACCCAAGGCGGCGCGATAAATAGACATACTATAAATATCAAGAACATCATTTTATTTAACTTCGTCTATCAATTTTTTTAATAATTGTAAGTTTTTAGTGTTATATACAAAACTTAACATTTTTCGCATAGTATCTTCATCACTGCCATAATTAATAAAACTCGCAAATGCTTTTATTTTATTAGTGTGATATTTAATCATTTGGTTAACTTCTTTTTCTGTAATCTCGATATTCATATTTATGTCCTCGTTTCTAATAAGGACAATATACAATTAATAACGCTCTCTAGCAAGCGTTATTTAACAATTATTTTAGCTCTCATTTTGACCATAGTTTTTATCACACCTGACGCTTTCAAAAGTTACAGCATTCAACCGCTGTATATCTTCTGTCACGTAATGTAACCAACATAAACAAAAAACAACCATCACAAAAACGATAAAATCCAATATTGTCCTAGCCATTCCTTAGCCTCACTCAATAAATTTAGTGTTCCGATCGACTGATGTTTCATCCGTGTCAAAAAATTGTTGTGTAAAATCCAATAGGGTGGTGATATCAAAAGGGCATTCTGAGAAGATAGCAATATGACCCACGCAATGATCGACTATAAAATAACCGGCTATTAATGCGAACTGCCCCATTTGATGCATTTGTATGGTGTTACGCTCATGATTATTAAATTGTGCAATGGCACAATCGCCATGCCGTTCTATGTTAAGTTTCTTGCATAGCTGGATAACGTATTCTTGGATCTTCTCTTTGCTTTTGATAACGGTTGCATCACAATGTTTTAGATCAACACTTACATCAATTGCCCATATCTTCATGATATTCACCTATCCGTTTTTCGTGTTCCGTTAATACTACGTCTACGTTTAAAACTTTTAAGATCTTTTTCATCAATCACATAACAGCGACCAATTTTTTTACATTTTATTAAACCCTCGCGTATCAATCGTCTTATATGCGTGTGATGGAATCCGTATTTTTTTGCAACTTCTTTCGGACTTATTAGAGCCATTTTTACACCTCTTAGCAAGCGTTAAATAATATCATAGCATCATGATACAAAGTATGATTAAATGACATAATCCTTACGGATGGGTGATCAATAGCTTGGTAACCTAGAAACCCGCCTTTACACGGGGCGGGTTTTTAAATTCGGTGTTAACCTTCAGACTTTTTAATCTCTATAACTCTTTTTCGATAAATTCCAGATAATTGACTATGTTCTTCTTTGCTTATAGGCAAACTTGAAATAAGTGATGCTACATCATTAAGCGCGTCAATAGTTTGTGAATCTTGCATCTTATTTTTAATATCATCAAATGTATATTGAGGAGCGCTAGATGGAGCAATAGATACAGGATCAACAGGCACATTGCCAGGCGGTGTTTGTGTCGCAATTTCAGTAGTAGCGCTAGCACTATAAGTTACCTCACCGGTTTCGTTGTCTACAGTTTCACCCTCATAAACATTTAACGATTCATTCAATTGTTTGGACTTTGGTTTATGATCTCCAATTCTATCATCCGGCATTTCTTCGGGCGAATAGGTGTGAGAGCATGTTTGATCAGCCATGCGGATTGCTTGCGCTTCGGCAACCTTTTTAATCATGGTGGCCTTTTTGCCTTTCCAGACGGATTGATTTGTATCGTATTCGTTTAGCTCTGTAAACACGTAATGGGGTATACGTGAGCTTTTCATATAGACAATGCAATAAGCTCCTATGAGCGTTCCCCGATTTTTAAAGTTTGGTATATGCTTAACATGACCTGCGATAAGATCTACATTAAATTCGTCATTTGAAAAGACAGCATCAACGATATGTCCCTCATAATTAGGATTACCAGAAATAATTTTTCTGTACCCATCACGGCCTACGAAAATTTGAGCAGCTGCGCTTTTGTCATATTTAACTAGCCATATCTCACGCATGAACGGATTTAAACCGGTGGCTATACCTAGTTGAACAAAAATTTCAAACTCTTCCTGAGTCGCAAGTTTTGCGAACATGTCCTTGATAGTCTTAAGTTGCTTTTCATCTTTCCACATGCACAAAACTTTGCTTTCGTTTAGCGCTAGTTCATTCGTCATTCTTCACCTCATTTTTATAGTAAATTACGTTAACATATAAAGCGGCTGCTTTTGTAATATCAAAAAGGCTCCGATATATTTGATCATTAGTTAAAGGAACAGTTTTAATATTATTTAACAATTCTGATAATTGCCCTAATGTCTGTCCATAAGCTAATGATAATTTTTCATTCCTTACGTCACTCATTGTCAAAAGTCCTATAGGCATAATTGGGAATGTCTAAATCTTCAACCACTTCAGGATATGACGGCCATTCGTTTGTACGAATACATTCGGCATAAACCTCTGCGGCTTTCTTGTACTCTAAAACACCTTGCATGATGGCTGATTGATTAAGTACATAACATCGTACAAAGTGCGGGGGGTTCTTATCGACAACGAATAAGATAACTTGGTTGTAATCTCTGCCAGTCAGCGCCTTTAAACCAGCACATGCAAGCGCCGCTTGTCGATGATACCCATATTCAGCAACCGCCCTTGAAAATGCTTGAAGCGTACTATCTTTGGTGGTCTTAAGATCGATGATAAGATCATGGGTGTAGAAATCCGGTCGGGATCTTAGTAAAACGTTATGATCTTCGTCGATCCATGCTAATGAATGCTCAATGTGAATGGGTGAGTTTTCTTTGTTCACCTTAGCCATTAAGTTTTTCCAGACCTGATGACCTGTTACGGCCTTTGACATATCTTGTACAATTTTAAACTCATCTTTGTCTAAAATCATCTTGCTACCGGCTTGCTTTAACATTCCTTCATGGGCTGCCTTTCCTAGATTGCTATTACGTTTAGGAATTTCCTGCACCATGAAAAATCGCTTACTAAATTCGAGCGGTTCAAAGCATGCAGTATGAACGGCAGTGCCTAGATTAAAGGCGTCTGTATCTTTATGCTCCACATTATCTTCATGATAACGAAAGTTCGCAGGGCAAGACGGGGGTAGCAATAGACTCATCTTCGAATTGCTTAAACCTTCTGACTTGTGGTAATCCTCGTTAGAGAGATCGGGGTATATACCTGGTTTAGTGATTAACATTGGGTTCTACTTCCTCGGGTTTCGGATCATATTTTTGTTCAAGATGTGTAAATGCTATGCGTAATAACTCAAAAGCATTGTCTTTGGCTTGCTCTAATGTCATCCCATCAGCTTGCAACATTTTGAAAACTTGATAATGGGAAATCGCATTAACATAGGCACAAGTCATTTGTTCTAAAAAGTGGGGCTGTTTTTCTCCACGGTTTTTCCATATCTTGCATTGCCTTTGAACTTCTTTGAGTGATCTTTGTGCAATATCAACTGACCTATCGACGCGGTTCTGAATTTCCACTTCTTCTTTGGTTAGCTCTTTCTTGCCGATGTCTGCTTTGCGTCCAATATCAATGAGCATTTCGTTTATCCTCAATTTCTTTAACATTTGCCAAAAGGTCATGCGCTAATGTGGTCGCTTGATCGATATCAAACGAAATCCACGTGACGGCGACACTAAAACCTATTAGCACTCTTTCATCTTTATTCACGATCTTGATGGCGAGACTATTTGTATCCATTCTGCTATTCCATTGTGTTGAACAGGCAAGAATTATAGTTGATATTACGCTTCTTAGCAAGCGTTAAAATTTAAGGCAATAGAATTATTTTGGGTGAAAAATACGGGGGGATTGTAGAAAAAGAGAATATAAAATATGATGTACATCCATGCTGCTAGCTTGTGCTTCAGACACACAAGCTAGCGGAATCCATTTATCAACCTGTGCTGTTAGTTTAACGACATATGCAAAGATGTCAATAATATGCAGCGCTGAGGATTTAAAAATGTCTATAGCTGTCGATTTAGGTTTATTTCTGCGGAACTCATTAAGCAAGCTAGGTTTAAGTTTAACTCAACGTGGTGTCCTTTTTACATTAGCTATTCGTGTCGGCAATAACGCATCAACTTGGATTAGCCAAGAAACGCTAGCTATTGAATTGGGTATTATCGAAAGAAATGTTAGGCTAAATATGTCTAAAATAAAACCAACTAAATTAATTTTAGTGGAACAACAGAAAGGCGACAAACGCAAAAATCAGTATTCTTTTAATCCGCTATTGTTCAATTATCATCAGCTTAACGATAAAGAAAAAGCCGCCGTCCACAAAAAATTAGGTGATGTTTACTTACCTATTGGGCAATCAAATACACCTGGGGATAAACATAAATACCGGTCGAAATCAGCCGGTAATAATCTAAATAGCGGTCGAAATCGACCGGTAGATAGAGGTCGAAATCGACCTATAGTTGATGTAACCAAAACCTCGGAAGCCCTTGATACGCCTGCGTTTTCGGGTGATGCAAATTCTCCGAAAGAGACAGCTTATAGCAACACTTATAATCAAAACAACAGAGCTACGCGCTGCTCTGTTAATTTAGTTTCATATCCTGATGATTTTTTTCCAGAGAATCAGGCAAGGGAAGCTTTGACCTATCATGCGCAAAGAACAAACAACTCTGAGAATTATTTATTGGCGCGTTTCGAATTTATTATGAAGAAGTACAAAGCTAAGTCGAAAGACTGGCAAGAAAAGTTTATAGAGTTTTTGAAGGAGGAAATGCCAAAGCGTACTTATGAAGATGACAAAGGCCAGAAAAGACGTTATGACAACCAATCAATGAATCATTAGGAATAATTATGGTTAAAAAGATTAAAAAAGAATCAGAATATGTACCCATTGAGCAAGTATCACCACAACAAATCATAGCCGGTGCTTTTGTTTGGGCGAATAGAGTCATTCAGAGCAAAGTTCAGCAGAATCCTTTTTGGATAAAGCTATCTTCAATCACAACTATCGTCCCTCAATTCAAGAAAGGCGAAACGACTAATGAGTGCGTTTTTTACACATATAAAGATTGCTGTTATTTTGTTCCTATTAGCGACCAAGATTTACGGCATGCAGTAAATTCATTTTTGTTTTTACCAGAAGAGCATTTGGATGTGTTTGGATGTTGATTTAAAAGTCTTATAAGCGATTTTATTTTTAGGATATGCTGGGCGTTTGTCAAGGTAAAAAATTCGACCTACCCACCTAGGATTTTGTTTAAATGGATTTTGAGAGGTAATCATGGCTTATGATGACGAACCATACTGGTTTCAGAATAAAACGGATGTTAAAAAATATCCTAAACCTAAGCAAAAGGATAAAACGGAATCTATTCAGTCTCGCCATATTCCTGATGCTCATGAAGTCATGGCCAGAATTGAAGCAGAACCACGGCAAGCACAGCCTGATCCCCTTCTGGTCGAGTGGCTTGCAAAAAAGAACAAAGAATTACCAAAGGACTAGCCAAACTTTAGTAATTGACATAGAGTACGTTATGGATGAAACATGAACAAGGAAGTTTACCCCAATGATTGCGGTAAACGCGTATTATCAACAGGGTTACCCACAGAATTTGTGGATAACTTGCACAGGAAGTTTGTTAAATGCCTAGAGGCGCTTATGCATGCAGGATTGACGAAAATCAAAACGAAATTGTTAAGGTTTTACGAAAACTTGGGGCTAGTGTTCTTATTCTTTCCACAGTCGGTAAGGGGTGTCCTGATCTTCTTATTGGGTTATCTGATCATAAAGGTTATAAACATAATCTATTAGTAGAAATTAAAGACGGTAAAAAGTCACCAAGTCAGCGATTGTTAACAAAACCTGAGCAAAAATTTTTCGATGAATGGAATGGCAATGCTTTCATCGTATCCAGTGTTGAGGATGCAATCTATTTGATCGAAGCTGTTAAATTAGGCTAATCGCGTTAAGGGTTTATACTGTCTTAAAATGTAACAATTTGTATGCTATGCTTCCACTGTAGATCTGTGGAGGTGCACCATGACACTAGCATCCTTTTTGATCGATCAAGCAAGCCAAATGTTTTTATTCCCCATAACTGTTTCAATCACCAAACAGATTTTGATAATGGTAATCATGCCCCTATTGTATTAAACTAACGTTGTTTACATTGAAGATTAATTCCCTTAAATGAAGAGCAGATAAAGGCCAGCTTATCCTTCTGGCCTTTTTTCTTGCAAGACACTTCTAATTTGACCCAATTTGTGTAAAAATGATGCCTTATTATGTTCCACGAAGAACATTAGAGGGTATTTTTCATGAAAAAGTGTCAAAAATGTAAAGGTCATAAAACCGTTACGGACATGGGCGGTATTCGATTAAAATGCGAAGATTGCAAAGGGCTTGGATTTTTGGTTGAAGCGAAACCGGTTGAGCCAAAAGTCACGACCGAATATATCGATATTGAAAAAATGCCTACTGTCATTGTCACAGATAAAATTAAACCCAATTCAAAAAAAGTTAAAGTCACTTCCGTGAAAGTGGAACAGCCCATTTAAAAGGATTTTTTATGGATAGGAAGCCTAAAAAGATTGGTCGCCCCACCTCGTATCGTCTTAAACTTGCTCACCGTATTTGTGATTTAATAGCTACTCATGCGATAGGTCTGCGAACTTTAACGGCAACTCATGACTGGATGCCTACGCAGAGTACAATTAATAAATGGTTATGGAAGCATGAGGAGTTTTCATTGCTCTACGCGCGAGCAAAACTAGCACAGGCAGCAATTTTGCCAGATGAATGTTTGGACATCTCGGATGATACAAGTCGAGATACTTTGTACAAAACTAATAAAGATGGCGAAGAACACGAAGTTGCGAACAATGAATGGATCAATCGTTCTAGGCTTCGCGTGGATACCCGAAAATGGCTCTCAGCTAAGCTATTGCCACGCATATGGGGTGATGCTAAGCGTGTAGAAGATCTCGAAGGACAGAATGATATCTTGCGTCAAGAATTAAGGACTCTTCGCGCTGAACTTGATGCGAAGAGCCAGAAGGAGTTTTAAAAGTTTATGGTAATCGCGGCGTGAAAAACGTCTCTCTTGGTAACTAGGGGATTCAATGGAATCAGCCATAGACCGTTAAGCCGTGTAATCCGGCACGATTACCGCCATTTATGGCCTACGTGATGTTGATCCTAGGAGCGTGTGCGCGTCTCAAGGGGGAATCAGTGATAACGCGCCAAATATGGTAGTCGGAGCCAAATAGACCGACAGTCACAGGCCGCCAATTTATGGCCGACGATACTTTACATATGAAGTGGGTTTCGACCTGAGAAAAGTAAGGAAAAATAGGCCGCCCATTAAAAGGATATGTTATGGAAGATGTGTTTAAGAAAACTTATAGAACATTAACGTTATCTGAAGCTACGTTATGCGAAGATATCAAAGAGCAAGCGCAAGAACTTTATAATTTATTTGATCAATCTATCGCTAATAGAGAAATGGCGCTTGCTAAAACAAACCTAGAACAATCTGTTATGTGGGCAATCAAAGCTATCACAAAATGAAGATAGACCTAGAGAAGGAACTCGAAGCATCTAAACTTAGAGGCTCATTGCATGAGTTCATTAAGTTTTTTGTGAAGCACATCACCAATCGGGATTATATACAATCAAATCCATTGGGGCGTGAATCACATCAGATTACGATTTGTCGTGAGCTTTCAAGCTTTGCTCGAATGGAACATCCCGACGAAAACTTAATGATTAACGTCGAGCCAGGTTCGGGTAAGTCATTGCATATTTGTATGTGGATTGCGTGGTGCTATGCGCGTAATCCTCAATGCAATTTTATTTACACATCCTATTCACAAACACTTGCCGCTGAACAAACAGCATTTATCAAACAGATCATGCAATCACAAATGTATGGTTATCTGTTTGATGTATTTGTATCGCGTGACACTAAAGCAAAAGATCACTTTGCAACGACTGCGGGCGGTCATTGTGCGGCTTTCGGAACCGCTGGCGCTATCACAGGTCGTAACGCGGGATTACCTGGACAAGATATATTTAGTGGCGCTGTCATCATCGATGATGCCCACAAGCCTGATGAAGCGCATTCTGACACGATGCGTGAGCAAGTCATAAAGAACTACGAAGAAACAATTAGGCAACGGCCTCGCGGTGAAAACGTTCCCATTGTTTTTATTGGCCAGCGTGTTCATGAAAAGGATTTAGCGGCTTTCTTTTTAGAAGATAAAGACACGAAACCCATTCGTAAAATTATTATTAAATCATTGGATGAAGCGGGTAACGCGCTCTATCCAGAGGTACATTCAAAAGAGTATTTGTTAGCCCTTCAAGAAAAGTCACCTTATGTGTTTTCAAGTCAGTTTCAACAACGACCCACACCGGCGGGTGGTTCATTGTTTAGACCTGAGTGGATGTTGGAGCTAGATAAAGAACCGGATATGCTTTGCACTTTCATCACAGGCGATACAGCGGAAACAGACAAAACATATAATGATCCCACTGTATTAAGTTTCTTTGGGTTGTATGAAATTAAAATTCTTGGTAAGCCTACCGGTGAACTTGGCTTGCATTGGCTTGATTGCGTTGAAGAATGGGTGGAACCGTTAGAGCTTGAACAAATGTTTATGGATTTCTTGGTCGAGTGTAATCGTCATCCTGTGCCTCCTCGTGTGGCTGCTATTGAAAAGAAGTCAACGGGTGTAACCCTGATACCAGTATTGAATAAAATTCAAGGCATCAAGATTCGTGAGGTTAAGCGCACCAAAGCATCAGGTAGTAAAACCGTTCGTTATATTGAGATGCAACCCTATGTTGCTAGCAAGTGTGTGACCTTCAGTATAGGCGCCAAGCACGTTAAAAAGTGTAAAGACCATATGGAAAAAATCACGGCGAACGACACTCATAGGCATGACGATATTTGTGATACACTTTATGACGGAGTAAAAATTGGACTAATTGACAAATCATTGCATGTCCCAATGTCGAATAAACCCGACCCTGGTAATGATGTCATGAACTCACTCGCGGCACAGATGCGGCGACAACACATTTTAAGAACGCAAAGGAATGCAAATGATTAAGCAATCAGCGCTTGACCAGTTTAACGGTATTAAAAAAGACATTGAGAAAGGTTATAGTTACTTCCAAAATAACTTTAAAATGTACAATGATTTCATCCGATTTGTATTCAAATCATCCATTTCACCGGCGGCACAATCAGCAAATCAAGAACTTGAGATTCCTAATATGGAGTTCAATATCTGTGAGGCTTACATAAGTCGATTGTGTGGTGAGTTTAGCAAAATGGATCCAGCGTTTAGTATACGCGCCAAAGAAGGGGTTAAGCTGATTGATCCGCGTGTTATTGATGTGGTTGAAGCCCATACCAAAGCGGCATTCATTGGCGGTGACAAGCGTTCGCTATCCTATCATTTGTACAGAGATTTGCTAAGTGGTGGCTATAGTGTGGCTAAAATATATACGGATTACGCTGATGAGATGGCATTTGATCAAAAGATATTCGTAGAGCGCGTTTTCGATCCGACATTAACCGTGTTCGATCCGTTAGCACGTAAATCACATAAAGGTGATGGGCGGTTCTGCTGTGAACTATTTCCCAAAACAGAAGATGAAGCGATTGCCATGTATGGCTCCGACATTGTGAAAGAAGTCAGCTTCACACGTGATTCGAGTATTCAGCAATTCAATTGGTCGTATGTTAATCAACAAGAAAAGATTCTGTTATTCGCTGAGTTCTATAAAAAGAAATCGAAGCGCACCAAGATATTAAAACTTGCCAATGGTCATAGTGTGACCGAAAAATCCTATGAAGAGTTTATGCAAAAGTGGGAAAATGCGGGCATCTTGGAGCAGGCGCCGATCGTTTTGAAATCACGCATGACAGATATTGAAACAATTGATAAATATACGATCACTGGCAGTAAGATAATTGACCACAAAGAAACAAACTTCTCTATGCTACCGCTGGTTTTCTTTGATGGAAATTCTGTCATTGTGCGGGATGATATGAACGCGCAATCTGAGCAAGTGGTGCGCCCATATGTCTATCAAGCCCGTGATACGCAGAAGATGAAAAACTTTGCCGGTCAATCATTATGCAATGAACTGGAAAATACCGTTCAACATAAGTGGATCGCACCGGTGGAAGGTATACCGGACAACAAAGATTATCAGCTTGCGTACATCAGTCCACAAAAAGCGCAAGTTGTGCTCTACAATCAATTCAAAGACGGTGACCCGAATCAGCCACTCAATCCACCGCGTGAAATTGTGCGAACACCGATACCGCCGGAAATATCAGCCACGTTTCAGATGGCCGACAATACCATGCAAGTTATTTTAGGCAGCTATGACGCGGCGCAAGGTAATAACGAAGGTGACCTATCAGGGATTGCCATTATGCAGGGCGCTATGCACTCCAATGCGGCGGCAATGCCGTACACAATGGGTTTCATTGAGGGCTGGGGAAGATGTGGCGAGATTTATCTAAACTTGCTGCCTAAATATTTCGTAACACCTCGAACGATTCCCGTCATATTGCCTAACGGCAAGCGTGACTTCTATGAAATCAATAAAGGCGACAATGTTAAATTTGACTATGATGTGTCAGCACTTGAATTGACCATTGAACCGGGTGTTAACTTTGCAGTGCAAAAACAGATTGCATTAAAAACCATTGAACATCTCATGTCAGTTAGTGAAAGCTTCAAAGCGTTTATGGATGAGAACGGCTTGGAGGTATTACTCGATAATATCGACATACGCGGCATTGATAAGCTTAGAGCGGCATCGGGTGAATGGATGGCGCAACAGAAAGAAAAAGCAGCTCAAGCGGCTGAAGCACAGAAAAATGCTATTACACCTGAGAAGCTTATGGAAGAGCAGGTTAATATTGAGAAGATGAAAGTACAAATGGAAGCGGAATCGAGTCAACGCAAAGCCGAAGTTGAAATGGCTAAAGTTACTACAACTTCCGCTGTTCAAAATAAAGAAGCCGATATAAAATTCCTTGAGGTAATGAGTGAAATACAAGGAGCTGATCTTGATCGGGCGCTTGAGCAAGAACATTTAGACAGTCAAAACGCAAGGGCTGCTATTGAGCTTGCAACTTCAGTCAGCAAACACATTAATGAAGTCGAAATGGAGAAATTGAAACATGAAAAAGAAAGCAATGAAAAAACTGAGTAATGACAGTGTAAATAAAAACCTGAAAGCTTCCCCAGCGCCCAAGGCTGATAACTTAAAGAGCAAAGGATTAAGCAAAGCTAATCCGAAAGCAAAAGGTAATGGTCGATGAAAAAGAAAACCGATAAACCTAAAAAGTTTATACAGAAGATGGATTTAAAAAAAGGTGCGCTGCGTGAAGAGCTACACGTGCCAGCGGGCAAAGACATTCCCGCTAAAAAGTTAGCAAAAGCGGCTAAAAGTTCTAATCCTACTTTAAAGAAGCGTGCCGTATTAGCTGAGACTTTCAAGAAAATGAATAAGAAAAAAGCAAAATAGTTGCATAAATCGTTTATTGAATGTACGATAGGCTTAATTATCAGGATACGGAATCCTTATAACCCGGCACTTACGCAGCTATGCGGTAAAATAGTAGATCATAGTACTTAAACTATGCCAACACGTTCACAACGGCAACAGTGAGATGATTGAAGATGGATGAAAAGGAATTAGCACAAGATACGGAAATTGCTTCTACTCCTGTTGAAACGACTGTTGATGATCACGCTAGTGAAGCTGAGGAAATGATCCCTAAATCTCGCGCTGAACTGCTAATCAAAAAAGCCAAACTCAAAGGAAGAGATCAAATGCAATCTGAAATGGACGCTTTAAAAGCTGAAAACGAAAACTTGAGATCCAACAACGCAGGCAATATGGGCGGTATGGCAGCCCCAGTCAGTGTTGAAGAAGTTGAGCAGAGAGTCATGGCTAAGCTTCGGCAATCATTTCAAGAAAACGCAGAGGCTCGCGCCCAGGAAGAATTGCAAAAGCAGGCTGAGCAGATATCTAACTCTTACAAGGCTAAAATGGCGGCTGGTAAAGCTTCCTATGACGACTTTGATAGTGTTATTGCGGATTTTAAGCCCGAAAATTTCCCGAATCTCGTTTGGTTAGTGGATAAGATGGACAACGCGCACGATATTATGTACGAGTTGATGAGTAATCCTAACAAGTTAGCAACGGTTGTGGTGATGTCTGAAAGAGATCCCCATGCAGCGCTCAACATGTTAACGAAAATCTCGACATCGATCAAAACTAATCAGGCAGCTAAGGCAGCCGATAAAGACGTTGCCCCCCCATTAGGACGCCTCCAATCTTCTTCGCAGACGACAGGACAAGATACCGGCGAACTAAGCATGAATGATATGAAGCGCATGTTTAGGGGATAAACAAACCTATCTTTTAAGCCGTGTAATTTTGTCTCCACGTAAATCTATGGAGAGACTTATATGGCTTTGCCAAATAACATTGTGCAGAATGTCCAAACTTACAACAAAGCGGACTTAGCATATTTACAAAATTCGAACTGTTTTATCTTTACTGCAAATAAAAAATACCGTGACTTCGAAAAGGCGAATCCAGCCAATTTGGGCGATACGATTACCTTTGATAAGCCACCACGTTTCATCTCTTCCGATGGCTTGGTTGTAACATTCCAGGGCGTAGAGCAAAGAGTTCAAACATTGACCGTTGATAAGGCTAAAAACGTTGGCCTCAACATCTCCGCTCAACAATTAATCTTTAACTTAAAAGATTACATGGATCGCTTTGGTAAGTCCTCGATTGAAGAATTAGGGGCAGAAGTTGAATCAGATATCGCAGGATTGTGCGAATCTTCACCATATCGGTTCTACGGTAACGGCGTTACCCCCATAGCAAGTTTTAACCAGCTTGGTCAAATGTTGGCCTTCTTCCGGAACTTTGGTGCGGCAAAGGATATGACAAAAGCATATCTATCTGACGTGGCAATTCCTGATATCGTTGCATCCGGCCTTAACCAATTCGTACCACAAGGTAACGAAGAGCTTCGTAATAGCTGGGAACTCGGCGCATTTTCTAAGTGCGAATGGTACTCCTCAAATTTGTTGCCTGAGCATATTTCAGGTTCCGAAGGTGAAGCAGGCGTTACTTTAACCGTTGTCTCTACCGTCATGAACTCTGAAGGTGGCGTAATTTCCATCACATTGAGTGGAACATCGGCGGCTTCCGATGCTGATTCTGTTAAGTTATATGACAGATTCCAGTTTCAAGATAACGTGGCTGGCTTCCCTAACATCCGCTTTAGAACATTCATTGGTCACAAGCCAAGTGCATCCCCAGTGCAATTTATTGCTACTTCTGATGCAGGTTCAACCGGCGGCTCTCAAGTTACCGTCACCATACGTCCAGCACTTCAAGCGGCTAGTGGCAAGAACCAAAATATTACGCAAGCGATTGTTGCGGGGATGCAAGTTAAGGTTCTACCTTCTCACCGTGTTGGCATGGTTCAATCCGGCAATCAATTCTACGCTGCGATTCCTCCATTACCTGACTGCGACCCATTCACCACAAGCGTTGTGACTGACATGGAAACCGGCGCAAGCTTACGTATGTATACCGGTGCGCAATTTGGACAAAATTTATACGGGACTGTTCACGACGTGATTTGGGGAAAAACACAGGTTGACGATAACGCGATGGCAATTATATTCCCGCTGTAATTTGTCCTAGGTACAGTCCTATTTTTATTATATAATAGGGCTTTATCTGGGGTGGAAAATGGCAAAGCTTTATTGTAATACATGTGGTGCTTTAAAAACTGGATCTTATATTAAGGAAACAAATTGTGCGAAATGTACTGGTGAAAAAAGAAAAGCTAGGCGTAAAAAACGTCGAAAAGATCTTGATCTTCCAGTCTTTGGTACGGGCCGTGATCCGAAATGTAAGAAATGTAGAACAGTTAAAGAAGTACCTTATATCAATGGTAGTCTTTGTCGAAAATGCAAACTCGAAAGGGCTAAAATTGATTACAACAAAAAAGCTAGAGCTAATGATGTACCTTTGCGAAATAAAGGAAGAAATCCATTATGCTCTAAATGTAATGTCATTAAAGAGAATATAAATGATCAATATTGCAACTGTTGCAGGGCTTTAATGAAACGCGAGCGATATGCTCGAAAAAAATTAGATCCTGAATTTATGAGACTGGAGCGTGAAAAGACGATAGAAAAACTTCAGAATGATTATTCAAGACTGAAGAAAAACTGTCGGGAGAAAACGCACAGACTTATAAAAAGTAGTAAATTGATTAAAATGAATTGTGAAATTTGCAATGATACAGAAGTTGAGGCGCACCATGATGATTACACAAATCCTTATGATGTTAGATGGCTATGTAAAGCTCATCATTCTCAGCATCACACTAATTTAAAGGAGAAATAGACAATGGATATCAATTTACCCGTAGTGAACGCCCCTTACTTGGATGTAAGCGGGCTTCAACTTGCATGGGCTTCAAATACCACTCTAACTATGTTAGCGGGCAGTGCTAGAAATAGCACTAACCAAGCTGACATCATTCTTCCGTTAGCTGTCACTATCAATGGTGCAACGAATGGAATTAATGGGTTAGATACCGGTGTTCTCGTGTTATCGACTCTGTATACAATCTATGCAGTAGGTGATTCCACCAATAACAACGTGCCGGGCGCTGTTTTGTCAGCGAGTGCCGTTTCCCCTACTTTACCAGTAGGTTATGACATGTGGCGTGCGATCGGTTATATCCGCACTGATGCCTCTGTACATTTCTTACTTGGCTATTGGTTCGGCTCTGCTAATGACAGATTGTTCACATACGATGTGCCAATCGCAACAGCAGTGACGGCGGGTGCTTCGGCAACATATGCGGCTGTGACATTAGCCACCTTTGTTCCAGCGGTGGGAAATCTTCCTGTATTGATTGAATGTAATTGGACTGCCAATGCTGCTAACGACACCTTAGCATTGCAAGGTTTTGCATCCACTGGTGACACTGTGAAATACATTGCCCCAGTCGCAGGTGCAACAGCGCATACGATCGTACGTGATTATGTCAGCGCTCAATTAGATTCGGGCGTATCTAAGATTAATTACAAAGTGAGTGCCGCTGCTGTTGCGATCAACGTAGCTGGTTATCAGTATTGTATCTAATCTAAAAGGAATTAGGCCATGACGTACTTGACTAGCAATTTGATCACAGATTCCTATTATCTGAGTAGCATTGTTAGTCGAGACTTTGAAACGCCGACCGGCGGACAAATGAGTGATGGCCTAAGACTATTGAATGATGTGCTAGCTGATCGCACCATTGATAACGGTACGATTCCGTACACTCGACATCAATTAATTACGGCAACGCCTGGCTTATCAATCTATCCGATTGCGGATTTAATTAATCTGGAAATATTTGTTTTCTATATTCAATCGATTCGATATGAAACACGTAATCAACAACGTCATGAATTTTTTGGTAGTTTTAGAGCCACAGCCATTCAAAGTTTGCCGTTCAATTGGCATTTTGAAAGGAATTTAGGTGGTGGAACACTCTACTTATATTTTATTCCTGATATTGCCTACCCATTAGAAATATGGGGCACCTATCGATTAAGTTCGGTAACTGAGTTTCAAGATCTGTCATTGCTACTTGATCAATTCTATACCAATTTTTTAAAATACTTATTGGCGCAACGACTCTGCGAATACAACTCATGGGCGGTGCCACAATCGATCATGATCCAGCTAGAAAAATATTATCAGTGGATTAATAAAAGCACTAACGTCATGGATTTAAGACAGCGCAAGGTTAGTAGTTTGGCAAACAACATGGCCATTAATTATGCAATTGTAAATTTATCGAACGGATGGGTGCCAAATTAATATACAAGACATCTAATATAGATTAATTAATGGACTAATAATGCCTTTAACTACTGGATCTACAGAGATACCCGTGAACATCGTAGGCAGTTCGATATTCGGCGTATATCCCACAATCAGCGTCGAACGTACCTACAATATGTACGTTACTTACAATGGCGATAAAACCGAAGAATCGCTGGTTAACTTCCCTGGTTATCAAGCATTGCTCGCCCTATTTGATGAAAAGCTTGAAGGTCGCGGCATATTCTATTCGGTCAGGGGTGGATTTTTTCTAGCAGTCGTTGAAGCGTCAGTATGGCGTGTCAATTTACTTTCTGAGATACCGACACAGCTCGGCACCATTGGCACTAACAGCGGTGAAGTATTCTTTGATGAAAATCTTTCAGGCCAAATTTGTTTTGTCGATGGGCAAGTCGCCTATATTTACAATTACCCACAGGCGCCCACGGCGATTGCTGCTGCTGTTTTTGATTCTCACGCATCAGACTTTCAGCCAAATTATGTCACTTATCAAAATACCTATTTTATCTTTGGTAATGGCTTAACGACGAATGATGGCTCACAGTGGGTGATATACCAACAAAACATTGCTAGCACACCTTATTCTCTGGCATGGGTGCAAACGCTTGCACTTCAAACGAAACCTGATTTTGCAAAGGCGGTTATTCGTATACCAGGTAAAGGCAATAACATTCTTGTTTTTGGTTCTACTGTTGCTGAGCTATGGACAAACATTGGCGGCCTTCAAGTCTATCAACGAAATTCCTCGCTCAATAGCGATTTCGGTGCGGCTTCAGTCTCAACCATTGCGGCAAATGATGAAGTGGTGGCATGGCTTGGCATTAATGAAAAATCATCCGTAGCACTGATGGCAAGTAAAGGAGGCGCCCCTGGTCGTATTTCAACTGACGGTTTAGATCATTTGCTAGAAAGCGTTAAGGTTCCACAATCCTCAACAGCATTTTTGTATCGACAAGGTGGGCATTTATTCTATGTGTTAACGTTTCTCGATCCGCTCGATAACTTTAGCATCATGTATGATTTTACGAATGACAAAATATTTGATTTAACGGACTGGGATTTCTCGGCATTTCCCGCTCGGCAAACCATATTCTTTGATCATAAGACACTATTCATTAGTTGGAAGGACGGGCAGATATTCGAGCTAAGCGCGAATCTACCGC